CTCCACCCTTCTCTTATAGGTCGGCTCATCTTCCCACTCATCCATTGTGCTACGAATCCACCCGCCTTGACGAAACCGTAGCAACGCTTGTGAGACGGAGTCCACATAATCGTCATGGTCTCCAGCAGGGAATGCGGCACATTCCTCGATCACATCATCTGCCCATCGAGTCATGGGTACCCACACAACACCTGAAGCAAATAAGTCCGTTACAGCGTTCACACGGGCAATCTTATCCTGACCTCGGGACGGAGTAAATTCTGTGACTGGTATGCCCATGGACCTGAGTTCAAAGATCAACGGCGCACCAGAGGCTTTTTTCTCGACCACCATTTGATCCGGTTCCCACTGCCAGTAATGCTCGTAAGCCACTCGTTTCAATTCAGGGAACTCGTATTTATCTTTGAATGCATCAAGCAAGATAAGATTCGGCACCTCTCGCCCTGATTCATCGGGATGCATGAATATGCCCCAAGTAGTACAGGCAGAGTAGTCAGATCGCTGTGTTTTGAGGAACGCAGTATCCCAAGACTGAATCACAGCTTCACAGGGCGGCGGAGACTCTGGCTCCCACACGTTCCACCACTCTCTTTTGAGTAATGCCCCCTCCTCAGATGTCGGATCTTGCTGATACTGTGCATTCCATTTTGCATTTGGCAGTTCTGCTTTTAGTGCAGATAGTTGTTCGAGCGGCCAGAACTCAGGCCATAGTGGTTCGCCAGATGGCATGATTGCCGGGAACTCTATAATCTCCCAGTCATCTGACCCTTCAATCGATGCAGAACGCTTGATTAACTGGCCGGTCAGGTCTCTTGTAGACCATCGGGTCATCACCACAATGATTGCGCCGCCCGGTTGCAGACGCTGTCTCGGTCCAGATGTGTACCATTCATAGACTTTGTCGTACACCTCAGGGTTGTATGCGCCCAAAGCCGCATCTTGTTCTGAATGTGGGTCATCAATAATCAGGATATCGGCACCTTTACCGGTGACCGCACCACCAACACCTATCGCAAAGTAGTCTCCACCCTTCGATGTAGACCATCGTCCTGCGGCTTTTGAATCAGAAGATAGTTGGGTGTCAGGAAATATATCTGTGTAGTCCTGAGAGTCAGCCAAGTTACGGACCTTACGTCCAAAGTTCACAGCGAGTTCAGCAGTGTGCGCCGTCTGAATTATCTTTTTGTCTGGATATTTACCCAGAAACCATGCGGGAAACAGGTAAGAGGCAAACTCAGACTTGGTATGTCGGGGTGGCATATTAATAATCAGGCGTTTCAGTTCACCTCTGGCCACCTTCTCAAACGCATCAGCCATAATCTTATGGTGCCTCCCCGCAATAAAAGCGGGCCAGCAGTGGCGCACAAAGGTGATGAAGTCATCCCGGGAGTTTTCTCTGGTTCTTGCTTCTGACAGTTGATTGGCTAGGGACAGGAGTTCTTGCTGTTGGTCATAGGGGAGTTTAGAGATCTTCGGGATCAAAGATCTGACGTCACTGAGATCTGCTACAGTCTTCTCTATATTCGATTGCATCTAAATAATACATCTCAATAAAAATCGGGGTGCCGTAGCACCCCTAAAGCAACTAGGGAGATGAATCTCAAATGATTCTAAAGTCGCTTGCGTCAAGTCTAACAGGTTTTTCGCCTATGGGTGATTTTTATCAAATCACTGGGGGTGACAAAAGGCTGTTTATCAGCTAAACTCAAACACATTGTACATGTACTTTAAACGCACACACACTTTAAATGTGATTATTTTAATAATTATAAAGAACATGTACTTTAAACGTACATGTACATATGGAGATGAATGTAATGAACGCTTTCAAAGAGTTTATCCTATCTAAAATTCAAAATATCGTGGCACTTTTCAAAAAAGACGATGTGCTTCCAGCCGAAGAACCCTATCTGTATCAAAAAACCGAGGAAGTGGCCCCAGAACCCAAGGCGGCCAAGCCAAAAACAAAAACAAAAGCAAAAGCCTCTAAAAAATAACGGGTTACCATGAAAAAAGTCTACGAGAATACCTGCGATGAGCGCAGAGAGTCTGCTGTGGCTATGGAAATCTGCAAACAATGGAAGTGTGACAGCACCAGACTTGGTGATAACGACAAAACAACTTATCAACTATCCAGAGGTAGCAAGGTCGTGGCACTTTGCGAGACCCAATGCTTGGAAATCGCAAGCTCTGATTACCCAACCTTCATGATTCCCTACAAAAACATCAAGCAATTACGATCCATCGCGCAAAATCAACACGTTCCGGCATTTATCGTGGTGCATTACAAAGAAGACATTCGATACTTTAGCGTGGAAGAGACTCCAGACTGGCTGGAAGAAGGCTCCAGAGACATCACAGAGGTTGCCCACTACGAAACAAAGAGATTAAAGTCCATTTATCCCGTTTAAGAGAGGCAGGCATGTTGAAAATTGACGGTTTTGATGAGTGCATTATTGGCATTGCCCAGATATGGGGTAAAGAGATGCCAGTTATCGTCTACGATATCGGGGAAATCATAGAAGTTCTGATCGAAGAGCATGATATGTCCCGTGAAGAGGCTGTAGAGTACTTTGAGTACAACATATCCGGGGCATACCTAGGTGAGTACACGCCGCTGTACGTCACTCGCTGTAAGCCTGAAGTGGTAGAAGAATTACTCCACTAGCCTGTGAACCTACCAGCCTATCTATCAATACCCCTGAGAGCCACTGTACGGCTCTGTAAGCGACGATAATCGAAAGGGGGTACCCTAGTATCAAAATATACCTAATTGTTTGTGCTGAATAATGTGTGTGTATATGCCGCCGCCACGCCTGCATAGGGTCGGGTACCCCCACGGTGGGGTCAGGTGCCTGTCAACTCCTTCAGTCGGGCCACTAGATCGGCCTCAATGTCAGTACTGGCGCGGGTTTCAGTCTCTATGGTGTGTGCCTCAGTAAAGAGTGCAATGGATTTTCCGAGCATCGTTAGTGCCTGAATGCGACTGCTAGCGTTGGGTGCTGTGAGTGCTTCATGGTGCAGGCGTTCTAAAACGAGATCCTTCAAACGCGCACTACAATGCAGTGTTTTGTTGAGTTTAAGTTCATTAAGTGCCTGAACCCTTACCGTAACCTTACCGTCCTTCTTCATTAGCTCTGACGCTTTGGCCCATATAGTTGAGTCTTTCATATTCTCAGCGTCATACGCTTTACGATAGGCGTCAGACAGAGTCATACCCTCACTCACAGCCTGAGCGAACGCCTCTTGTTTAGCTGTTAACCCATCCTTTACTGATTGCCCTGCCACTACTGTCAGTGTGTTACTCATTACTGGTATACCGTTTTGCCTGTTTCGGGGTTTTAGTTTCCCAAAAAATCGCCCATAGGTGAATTTTTTTGTATCGGTGATCCCTTGTATTCACTGGCCCTGTGTCGTGTTTGATTCTTTATTTTAAATTAATGTCCTTTTATGTTTGCAATCGTTCTCGAGATTTGAGATACTTCTCGCAGTTGGGGAAAGTAGCGTCCCGCTTAATCCGATCTGAGTAGCCAGTGGCGCGGCGAAAGGTGAGGGCGAAAGGCACCGCCGCTATCCCCAAAGTGCAGGAGGCCCTTGCACAGTATGCGACTTAACAATTTGATCAGATGGTTGGATACGGCTCAGACCGTTCACGGTTACAGTCCCATCCATCGCACATTGATTCGGTTGACTGATCCTGATCAGCGAACGAGATGTCACAATTGCGGTTTTGCCACAGGGCATTACTGGTTCCGATTGTGGTGCCGTCATACCCGAATGTTTTGTTTTTCCCTTTTGATCCAAAGCTATCAATGCGTTCCTGTTTCGGAGGCCTGCCACGGTCTCAGTGCAACGACTCAGGATGTTGACAGTCAAAGTCTCTAGGGCCTTAAAGCTCCCTGCGAAACTCCCTGCCTTCCCTGATCAAAGTAATCGCAAAGTAATTTCGACAAGCATTCCACGGCTGATAGCCTCTCTTAGTAGCAGATCAACGATATTCACCCGAATCAGAAAAGGCCGAACGTATTCGGTCTTGTGTGTAGTCGTCTATCAGGCGGCCTGAATGATC